TCAGAATCCCCGGACGCACAAGATCTACGGCTATTCGCGGGTCGAGCAGGTCATTACCACTGTCGACATTGCTCTCAATCGGCAGATGTCGCAGTTGGGATACTACACCGAGGGTGCCGTTCCGGATCTGATGGTCAATGCCCCAGAGGGGCTAACCATGGATCAAATCAAGGACTTTCGCAGCTGGTGGAACGATTTGCTTTCCGGGAATATCGAGGAGCGAAAAAAGGCATTCGTAATTCCTCACGGATCTACCGTCCACAACACCAAGGACATGGTTCTCAAGGACGAGATGGACGAGTGGCTGGCGCGCATCGTGTGTTATGCGTTCTCTGTCTCCCCACAGGGCCTGATCAAACAAGTGAATCGTGCCTCTGGTGAGACGCTCGCGGAGATGGCCAAAGAAGAAGGCCTGATGCCCATCCTCGACTTTTTTCAGCGCTGGCTCACTCGCATGGTCTGCATGGACTTTTTCGAGTGCCCCGACCTGGAGATCGTCCCCGAATTCGAACAGACCGTCGATCCGCTGAAACAGGCCCAGATCGATGACCTTGATATCAAAAACGGGAAACGCACAATCAACGAATGCCGCGAGAAGGCTGGTCTGCCGCCGCTCGAGAATCCCCAACCTCAAGCACCTGCCGCCCCGGCAGTCGCTGCGCCCGCAGGGGAGGAGCCCCCTGCCCCAGCGCAGAAGCTCCGGAAGAAGAAGGCGAAGAAGATCCGGCCCATCCGGCGCGATCGTCCAGAGCTGTTGAAGACCGAGCTGCGCTGGCACATGGGCCTGTCCAAGGCCTTGCATGCTGCATCCAAATCCATCATCCCGAAGATCGTCAAGGCCTATGGTGAACTCACAAAGGCCGACGAGACCGATGAAGAAATCGCGGCCCGGATCGCCAAGCTGATCGAGGAGGGCGACCTCCAGGGTGCTGCGGATTATCTCGAGGTCCATGGCAAAGATGCCTACATCGCGGGTGTTGAAGTGGCCTCGGAGCAGATGGCCGAAGTCACCGGCAAAATCATGGGTGTCACCGCAGATACCGCGATCGAGTGGGCGAAGAAGAACGCTGGCGAGCGCATCACCGATTTCGCCAATGCGACGCGAGACGACATCCGGGGGATCCTGGGCGAGGCCCTGGAAGGTGGATGGTCCACCGGCCAGCTCGCGAATGAGCTGGAGGATTCGTGGTCATTCAGTTCACAGCGGGCCGAGGTGATCGCACGAACCGAGGTTGCCAATGCGGATCTCGCCGGGAATAATGCGCTCTACCGGGAGTCCGGCCTGGTGACCAAACTCCGGTGGCTCGCGTCCGATGCGGATGCCTGCGACATCTGCGACGAATTGGACGAAAAAGAGGCGGATATCGACGGAGAGTTCCCCGGCGGGTATGCGGCCGATGAAGTGGCTCATCCTAACTGCCGCTGCGATCGAGTCCCAATATTAAACGACGAAGAGGAGGAATAGCCATGGGCATGATGTTCGCTCGTATCACCAAGGTCGATGAAGCCAAACGCGAAGTGTGGGGCCGTGCGACCCAGGAAGTCGTGGATAAGTCGAATGAGATTTTCGACTACGAAAGCTCTGTCCCTTATTTCAAGGCCTGGTCCGAAGGCTTCGCCAAGGACACCGATGGGCGGTCCCTCGGGAACGTCCGGTCGATGCACGGCAAAGTCGCTGCGGGCAAGGTGATCAAGATCGACTACGTGGATACCGATAAGGCGATCGACGTGGGCGTGAAGGTCGTCGACGATAACGAATGGGCCAAGGTGCTCGAGGGCGTCCACACGGGATTTTCGATCGGCGGGTCCTACGAAAAACGCTGGGACGACGCGGCGACAGGCGCGAAGAGGTTCACCGCGAACCCCAACGAGATCTCGCTCGTGGATTCGCCGTGCGTCCCGACGGCCAAGTTTTTCGATGTTTACAAGGCCTCCGGCGACATCGAGCAGCGGGCGTTTAAAGTCGCTGAACGATCGGATACTAACCCGAAGGAAGGCGAGAGCGAATATGGCGACGTGGCCTTCGCCGACGAGAAGAACAAGAAGTATCCGATCGACACCGAAGCCCACATCCGAGCCGCATGGAACTATATCAACAAGCCGAGGAACTCTGGCAAATACAGCGAAGAGGACGTGAAATCGATCAAGGCCAAAATCGTCGCGGCCTGGAAGAAGGTGATCGATAAGGACGGGCCGCCCAGTGCGAAGAAATTGGCCGAGGGCGCGCTCAAAAAGTATGGAGAGCACCAGGAGGTGTTCGACGCATCTACCGCGCTCAATGCGCTCTGTTCGCTGACATATCTCTACGAGTCCGAAAAGGCTGAGCAGGAAAATGAATCCGATCAGCTCGTGATGCTGGGCACCGCGATCAAGGCGCTCCGCGCGTTCGTCGCCTCCGAGATCATGGAGCCCGAGCGCGACGAGGTAATGGCGATGTTTGCCGAGCCCGCGGGCCTCGAGAAGGGAGATTTTGTCGGGCATCCGTTCCGCGGGAACCAATACCAGGCCGGGAGCGGAATCTCCGATCTGGGCCATTCACGATCAGCTCTGGCCAGCAAACTCACGAACGAGGCTCACAAGAATCCCTCGAAAGAGTCTCACATGAAGGCGGCTGAGATGCACCAGAAGGCCGCCGCATCGACGCACGCGCACGGCCGCACCTCGACCGCGGAATATCATAACGCCATGGCCACGTATCACCTCGGCCGGGCCAGCCATTATACGAAGGCGGACGGGATCGATAGCGGAACGAATGCAGATCACGACAACCTCGCGAAGGCCCACGGGATGCTGGCCGATCTCCACGATCAGAATTTTGGAGCCATGCTCGGGGCTGCCGGGGAACTCGGGAAGTGCTTCGGGACCATGGCTAAGGATGACGCGGATATGGAGATGTCGGAACCCTCCGGTGATCTCCAGAAAGCCCAGACCGACCTCCAAAAGCTCCAGGGCGAGAACGAAGCCCTCCGGAAACAGCTCGAGGGCCTCAAGAAACTCCCCGAGCCCCCGAAGCCAGTGAGTTCCGCGACTCCCGACAAGGACCTGATGGGCAAACTTGCCGCCGGTCCCAGTGAACTCGAAAAAATCAACGCCATGCCCGAAGGTCCTGACAAAGCCAAAGCAATGCTGATCTATCGCTACAAAACGGGCGGCCAATAGCCACCCTCATCGTCCGCCCGACGCGCGGAAAGGAGAACTGCAATGATCGATCTTACCCTCCAAAAGCTCCACGAGAGCATCGCCAAGGCGCACGGCGAAAACGCGCTCCAAAAGGCGCTCTCGACCGCCAGCAACATCACTGCCTACGATCTTCAGGCCGAGGCGAAAAACCTCTATCCGGTGATTACGTTGCTCCGGAACCGGATCCCCCGCGTGGGCGGGAAAGGCGGCACCGCGACCCACTGGAAGTCCATCTTCGGCATCACGGGCTCCGGCGTGTCCAGCATGCCGTGGGTGCCTGAGGGCCAACGCTCCGGACGGCAGGACTACACCGCCATCGATAAGGCCGCGACCTACCGCACCCTCGGCGAAGAGGACTCAATCACCGAAGAGGCCATCAACGCCGCCGTGGGTTTCGAGGACGCCATGGCTACTATGACGCTCCGATTGCTCCAGGGCGCGATGATCAAGGAAGAGTATGCCATCCTGGCCGGGAACAACTCGTTTGCCCTTGCTACTCCGGGCACGATCGTGACCAATAATCCCACGGTTTCTGGTGCGACGCTCGCCGCCGACACCTACACCGTCGAGGTGGTGGCGCTCACAGCTGAGGGTTGGCTCGCTACGGGTTCCATCAACGGCGCGGCCGGGTCTGCGAAAGTCCAGCAGGTTGTCCATGTGACCGGCGCCGATGGCGACGGCTACGACCTCAACGGCGGATCCTCAGCTCTGTCCGCCTCGCAGTCTCAGGCCATCACCCTCGGTAAGGCTCTCGATCTTTACGTGCCTGCTGTCAAGGGCGCTATCGCCTACGGCTGGTATATCGGCGGGATCGGCCAGACCCCTCGGCTCGAATACATCACCACCGTGAACTCCCTCCGCGTGACCACGCCCCTGGCTGGCACGGGACAGCTCGATTCCGCCATTACAGGGGATTGCAGCCGGAATGCGAACTATGCGTTCGATGGTCTGCTCTACAGTGCTTTCGCGTCGGGCTCCAATGCCTACCTCAATACGTTGGCGACCGGCACCCCTGGAACCGGGACCACGCTCACGACCGGCGGCCGTGGGAACGTGAAAGAGCTGGATGCCATGCTGAAATCCATGTGGGACAATTACCGCGTGGCCCCCACGCTCTTGCTCGTCAATAGCCAGGAGCAGAAAACGATCACCGATCTGGTGCTTGGCACGGGCTCGAGCGCACTGCTCCGTATCAACCAAGAGGCCAACGGAAAACAACCCTACGGCATCGTCGGGAACGGCGTGGTCGAGGCGTATTACAACCCCTACGCCCTGGACGGCGGGATCAAAATTCCCGTCATGCTGCATCCCTTCGTGGCTCCTGGCACCATCCTGGCCTGGTGCGAAAATCTGCCCGCGCAATACGTCAACAACAACGCCCCCAACGTCGCTGAAATGCACATCCGAAAGGACTACGTGCAAACGTTCTGGCCTCCGATCCGCCGTAAGCGCGAAGTTGGCGTTTACGTGGAGGAGACCTTGGCAGTTTACGCTCCGTTCGCGATGGGCATCATCAACAACATCTCGCCCAATTAAGGAGTAGGTGAAATGGGCGTCGCTGGCGATCTCTGCACCCTGGCCGATGTTAAGACCTTCTTGGGCACCGATGCGGGTAGCAATGATGATCTGCTCGCATCGCTGATCAGTCAGGTCTCGGCCTGGGTGCAGGGTTATTGCGAGCGGCGCTTCGACGGAATCAACGCGTATACCTGGCTCACGGATGGCCTCGGGGGCGACACGTTGCCGATCCCCGAGGGTCCCGTGACCCACGTCGATAGTGTCACAATCGATGGCCAGACGATTCAGCCATCCACCGGCGCCCCAAATCGGGGCTACGTGGCGGATAGCCGAAGCGTCACGTTCCTCGGGGGACGATTCTCCCGGGGCAGGAAAAACGTCTACATCGTCTATCATGCGGGATATCCCTATGTTTTCACTCCGGGGAATCCGGACGTGATCACGGGCCTCCCTGGAGACCTCCGGTTCGCGGTCGTGGAGACGGTGGCGCTACGGTTCAAGCAGCGCTCGAATTTTGCATTCGCCTCTAAGGGGCTCACAGGCGAAACGATATCGTTCGATAAGTCGATGGCCCCGAAAGATGCAATGTCGATTTTCAACAAATATAAGAAGAACGTGCCATGGTGATCGCGGAGCTGGTGGGCCTAGATAAGACGGTGCTTGCGTTCGATCGCAAGAAGTCCGAGATCCGCCATAAATTAGAGATCGCGGTGAACCGGCTCGCAATCGAGATGGTAGCGGATCTGAAGGCCAATTACCTCAATGGTCAGGTCCTTCACCACCAGACCGGAACACTCTCCCGCCGGACGACCCCGGGCCGTGTTGAATCGACTGATCATGGCGTTTGGTCGTCCGTGAGCGCGAACACGGTTTACGCTGCGGCGCATGAGTTCAGCTTTGACGGGATGGTGACCGTGAAGGACCACCTCCGGATGATCAAACAGGCATTCGGACGCCAGATCGCACCTCGCGAGATCCAGGTATCGTCTCACCAGCGCCACATGGTGCTCAAAGAGCGGTCTTTTCTTCGGGCCTGCCTCCGCGCATGGGAAGGCCGCATCCGTGAGGCGCTGACGGAGGCCGTCAAATGAGCCGCGAGAGCATAGGACTCACCCTGTTTTCATTGCTCCAAAACGCAGCGGACTGGAAGACCTCGTCCCGCCGGTTGCAGCACTGGTCTGACGTGATGGACGGCATGCCTGCGATGTTCCTGGCCCAGGGCAATGAGGAGCCTAAACCCTCGCTCGCGAAAACCGGCGGTCCCTCGCAGCGGGTCATCGACTACAAAATCTACATCTACGTTCGGACGGATCAGGCCCAGGTCGATCCGCCCGTCCAGCAACTGAATGGCTATCTGGATCTCGTGGGACAAGCTCTGCGCGCTCCCGGCCCCCGGCCGCAAACGCTGGGCGGCCTCGTGCGGTGGGTCGTCCCTGGGGATGTGCTCACCACGGACGAGGGCGTGCTCGGAGATGTCGCGGTGGCGATCATCCCCCTCCAGGTGTGCGTGGACGAATCGGTGCTGTCCGATGATACCTTACTGCCCCAGGAAATCACAGTCACCCGGCGTGCAGCCTCCGTCTGGTATGACGGGCACGGCACGCCATCTCCGGGGATTGGATTCGATGGGGATTTTTACCTCGACGATGACACCGGCTCGGTCTACCATAAGCGTGGCGGAGCGTGGGGAGCGCCGGTCACAGTGCTAGAGGGGACGCCTGGCGCGCCGGGATCCCAGTGGCTCCAGGGGAATGGTGATCCAACGACCGATTTGGGGCGAGACGGAGACTGGTATGTAGACCATAACTATACCAGTAATTATGCTGCCTGGCTGAAATCAGACGGAGACTGGGCGTTGATGCTACGGCTGCTCGGTCCTCCAGGCCCCCAGGGTCCGCAGGGTGATCCAGGTCCGGCTGGTAGTGGCGCGGTCTGGCATATTGATCCCGAGATCATCCCGACCGCGATGCCAAATTATAACCCCCCGGATGGCGGACTTGGATCGGATGGTGATTTCTATGTGACCGGCTCTGAGGATGGCGGATATGGGGATCTCCATTCACAAGGCGTCTATGCAGGGCAGCTGGCAGTATTTTCTCGATCAGCAGGAAGTTGGAGCATCTCTCCCATGATGTTATTGCCTCGGCAAATCCTAGGGCTTTCTGGGCCTACGGAGCTATTTGTTCCGGGACCGGAGGGCACGCAGACGCTTCAGGCGTTTTTCCTCATCGGCAACAACCCCGCGACCGACGGGTATCAATGGGTTGTCACCTACGATGATCGTCAGGCCACGGCCAATATCGATGTGTCCTATCCAGCATTCCAGTTGTATGGGACGCGTCTCGACATTACATTTACCTCTGGGGCCGAGCCTCGGGGACAATTCACCATGCACCTCCAGTGCACCGTAACCCGCATCTCAACCCCCATCGTATTCGCGATGGATGTCACCATCACGCCTGTTTAGCCCAAGGAGGCTATCATGTCTAGCTCTGTTGAGGCCCACTTCGGTTCCGGGACCCTGGTGGCACTGCCCTCGAAAACCAATCCCACTCCGGCCCCGTTTGGGATCCTGCAAGATGTGAAGTTGTCGATCAGCTTCGATGAGAAGCTCCTCCACGGCCAACGCCAATTCGCTCTAAAGGCCGCCCGAGGGAAGGCCAAGGGGACCTGGGATTGCAAATCCGCCCAATTCCGCGCCCAAGCCATCAACGATATTTTCACCAATGGGACGCTGGCCACGGGCCAGGATCTGACAGCTCAGGCCGAGCTTCACACGCCCAACGGCTCTTACCAGATCACAGCCAGTTTTTTCTCTACCTACGGCGAGGACTTGGGCGTCCGCTCTGCCCTGACCGGGGCACAGTTCAGCCGTGTCGCGTCGACTCCGGCTGTGGGCCAGTATACAGTCTGCTCGATTACGGGCGTCTACACGTTCAATTCCGCGGACACCGGGGCCGTGGCGATCGATTACACCTACACGACTGCCGGGGGCAACGAGATCACCATCAACAACCAACTGATGGGCGACATCCCGTTTTTCGAGATGGTCTTCAACGGCGACTATGAAGGCAATCAGGTCCAGCTGCATCTCGTCAAGGCCTACGCGACCAAGTGGGACCTCCCGACGAAGCTGGACGATTTCACCATCCAGGACTGGTCCGGTGGATTCATCGCCAACGATGCGGGAATCGTCGGCTACCTGAGTTTCACGGAGTAACCCATGCCGCGCATTCTGTTCACGGCCTACACTGAACAGGTTCGAATTGGTGATTCTACGCTCGTCCTACGAGCACTCCCCGCGGGGTTCATCCGATTCCGTATCATCCCGCTTCGCGAGAAGATCCAGGCGGGATCGATCACGGAGGCAGAGATTTTGGACGAGATGGCAGACATCGTTGCCGCGGGGATCGTCGATCCCGAGCCGTGGACGGTGCGGGATGTGATGGAGGGTCTCACCGCAGGAATGATCGCCGACCTCTATGGTCGGCTGGTCCAGCTGGCTTGGTATAAGGGAAACGGGGAAAAATCTGAGGGGGAAGCGTCGAGCCCGAAGAGCTGATTGAGCAACTCGAGAGCACCTTCGGGCTCGTGGTCACAGTCACAGGCTGGACGCTCCAGCACATCTACCAGGAGGTCACCATGAGAGAAATCGAATCACTGGTGGCCTACTGGGAGGAATATCCCCCCCTCCATTTGATGAAGCGGGCGCAGCTCCAGATTAAGGGAAAGCCCCGCCGGAAGAAGGTCCGGAAGGCCGAGAATAACGATGCCTTTTTTGCGATGTTTCGCGGCGGGGTGATGCGTGGCTAGGGAAGTGGAGGGCATTAGTGTCCGGTTCGGCTCCGATGTCTCGGGTGCAGTTGACGGGCTGGGCGAGGTCAAAAAATCCATCATAGAGGCAGGAGAGGCTGCAGAGGGGAGCCTCGGGAGCATCTCCAGTCTCTTCTCTCAGTTCGGAGCTCTGGCAATTCCGGCCATCGCTGCAGGCGCAGCTCTAGCCGGGCTCAAAGAGGCGATGGAATTCACCGAAGAGGCGGAACACCTAGGAGAGACATTCCGGAAGCTCACGTTTCTCACCGGCGAAGGAACCGACGCGCTCAATGTCTATTCGGCAGCGATGATGCTCTCCGGCGGGTCTATCGATGACGTGCAACACCTGCTGGTGGGGGCTCAGAGGGCGATCAAAGGGCACGCGGATCTCATCATTGCAAATGGGGTTGCGACCGATAAAGCCACCCTGATGTCGATGCCGTTCGCCGACTATCTGAAAAAAGTGGCCCAAGTAGCGGACGAATTCAAGACTCCTGGCGAACGATCTCAATT